GTCCATGACGATCACGAAATGTGTAAACACTTCAATGATCAGACACAAAAGTTTACTTGGAAGAAACCACGTGAACTGCCTCCTTGGGCAAAGGAGATCTTCAGTGACCACATGATGGCAATCGGAAACGTGCGTGGTGAGGAAACAGATAACTTCCTTCTTGCCATTTCCCAATTAATATGTTATTATCTAAAGAACATGGAAGATAAAGCAGTGCAGGTAGATTTCTCTACACGAGAGATCCTCAACAAGTATTGTATTAATCAGAAGAAGAATGATCAGTTGCACAACAGTATACGTGCAATGGGTATCAGTGACGAAGCAAAAGACTACTATGTAAACAACGTATTATTTGAAGAGATCAATGACTAAAACTTTACTTACCCTTGGGGATAGTTGGACAGACAGTGAATATCCTGGCTATGCACCCAACGGTGTAGTAACTTGGGCTGAACAAGTAATAGAAAAGATGGAAGGTTGGAAACTCGTCAACCTTGCACAAGAAGCATCTGGTAATGAAAAAATTATGAAGACTGGTGTAGACTATCTTCGTGACAATACACCAGATGCAATCTGCGTGTTGTGGTCAGAACAACATAGAGAGGATTTCTACAATCGTCATAACTTGATGCCTATCTCTGCAATGTATAATAAATCGTGTGATCCGAAGACTACAGAGATATACAACGTTGAGGCGGTTTATGATTCTCTTGTGAATACAAACTTACACTTAAATGTACCTAAAGAATATTTTAGAAACCTGTACATTCTTCAAAGTTTTGCAGACATGAAGGGTATACCGATATATCACGGACAGGGTACTAAGTTGTGGTCGAAATGGATCTACAATAAGATGGGAATGAAAGTTGGAAACCGATTGTGGCGAGAATGGTTAACTGCATTCATAGAGTGTGAGTACTTTGAGATGTTTGATAAAGATCACAAAAACTTTGTGGGATGGCCTATGCAACATGGTATTACCAGTAAGGGGTTTGCTTTCACCGAAAGGTTTGATGGTAGACACAGAATATCTGGTGATGATCCACACCCTAATACAAAGGGACATGAAATGATTGCTTATGAGTTCTTGAAGAAACTAAAGGCAAAGGAAACAATCGTCAATGCCTAAACTTCTCGCAGTGGGATGCAGTTGGACAGATCAGAACTACAACACTCCAGTTAACGACGAACATGGTATAAAGACATGGCCGACACTTCTTGGTGATTCCTTGGGGTACGAAACCATTAACATGGGCATATCTGGTTCTGGTAACAACAGTATCATGAAACAAGCAATCAATGGTATCCACAGAGAGAATCCCGATTTGATCTGTGTCTTGTGGTCGAACCAAGGCAGAATTGATCTATGGAACTTCGAACACCTCTTGCCATTCAATCTATTTTTTGGTAATATACAGAATATAGAAAGGTGGTCATCGTTAACTCAAAAGTTTGCGGCCACGATGGTAAGGAGACTTATACACGATGAGGAAGATTTAAATGTTATTGACGAGTTCTTTAGAAATATGTTTATTCTTAATGACATTGCAACTCATAGGAACATACCGATATACTTTGGTACGGCTATAAAAATATGGCCTCACACTCATTATAAGGTTCAAAGCAAGAACGTTGATGAGGTTAAACGATATAAAAGATTCATGAAAGAGTGGATTAGAAACTCCTACTTTAATGAGTTCGATAAGAAGAAGTATAAAGAAAAATTTATCGGGTGGCCATGGTTAGAAGAAGCGGGTGGTTTTACGATGGAAGAATTGTTGAAAGATAAAGATCGAAATCCGATACATCGTATCTCAGTAGAAGATACTCACCCCAATGCAAAAGGACACGAGGTAATCGCAAATGAGTTTCTTAAGAAGATTAAAATATAAAATCCGAATTTTTTTCGCAAGATGGGATAAAGATGAGGAACCAGAAACATTCATCTATGAAGAGGAAGATACAGGCAAATGAATACAACTGTGGTGTCACTAACACCAGAAAAAATACATCACGCTATTGCAGAACAAATCGCAAGAGGCGTACCATACATTGACGCATTGATTACTTACGCAGAAAAGAACAATCTGGAAATAGAATCTGTGGCTGATGTGATTAAAAAGTCCTCTATTCTGAAGGAAAAGATTCGCAGAGAGGCAACTGAACTTAGAATGGTAAAGAAACCCGAAGAAGAACAGCTTGATGTAACAACATTATGTGATTGATATGGCCAACTTGGAACCTCTAGGACTTCGATCATCAGAAGATCCCATTGAAAATATTAAAACAGTACTTGACAACTATGACCATATTGGTATATGGTTGAGTGGTGGTGCAGACTCAGCGTTGGGTTTGTATTTACTTCAGATGTATAATACGAATACAACTATCTTGCCTTTGCATGGTATGGACATTCGTAGATGGAGAGATGGTCAAACAAAACTTTCTGAGGGTGCAACTGAAGACATCATAAAGGTGATAAGGAAAAGACAACCAGAAAAGTCTCACCTACTTCACGATATGTATTGTTTTGATTATGAAAAAGAGGACTGGGAGACTAAGGCAAAATATCACCAACCAGTTGAAGATGGACTACGTGCAGATGGGACAATACAAGTCGCACTTAATTTTGTGACAAAGAACCCTCCAATCCAACTCCATAATCAACAAGAACCACGTAGAGATAATAAGAAAGCAAAGGTTCGGAGACCTTTCGCTCGACGTGATAAAAAATGGGTTGCAAGTTTGTATGAAGAATATGACTTGATGAAAGACCTATTCCCACTAACTGTATCTTGCATTTCGCCATGGGATGAACCATGCAAACAATGTTTCTGGTGCAAGGAAAAGAAGTGGGCTTTTGGAATGTATGATGGTGGAATTAAAAATGATCGAATTACCAAAATATATAAACGACGAGTCGTATAAGGTATACGTAACATACCTTGCAATGAAGAGACATTTCACTTCACCAAAGTACGATTATCATAAATATAATGGTAGAGTAAGTGCATCGTTTGACTCTTTTAAGAAGCGAACGGATGCATATTATTTTGCAAAACTGTCAAAGAATGATGACTATGAGAACGTCCTTCTCGCACACATGATCAAGAATCCAAACACTTGGATACGAGACGTTGTCGAGGATGACTACATTTACTTTGACTGGAAGAAAAAGATAGATGCGCTTGGCTATACCTTCAAGTCTGAACTCAAAAATTTAGACGACGACTGGAAGACAAATTTCATATCGCATGGTGGACAACACCCTTTGATTTTGACGTTGCGTTTGCAACAGAAGATCTCCTTGGAGACGTTTACCATATTGACCCATGTCGCAAATATTTTTGATTATTGGGAGCAGAATTTGCTTGACAAATACGTGGCTTCTGATATAATACAACAATCAAGAAAGTACTTTCCCTTCTTGATGTTGGATGTGAAACGATTCAAGACTATGGTCAAGGATCACTTTGACATATAACACAACGCAAATACAACGTAATACAACGCTATAAAGGAGAATAATTATGGCATCAGACTTTAACGCACTCAAGAAGAACCGTTCTAAGTCACTAGACAAGTTGAATGCTCAACTTGACAAAATCACCACAAAATCATATGCAGATCCCAATGAAGGGAAGTTTTGGAAACCAACTCGTGACAAAGCGGGTAATGGGTTTGCAATCATTCGTTTCTTGGCACCAACCCAAGGGGAAGAAGTGCCGTTTGTACGTATCTGGGATCATGGTTTCCAAGGGCCAACAGGTCAGTGGTATATCGAAAACTCTCTGACTACACTGAATCAAGACGATCCAGTATCAGAGTATAACTCAAAACTGTGGAACTCTGGTGTGGAGTCCGACAAGGAACTCGCACGTAAACAGAAACGTCGACTGAAGTATGTGTCGAACATCTTGGTGATCAAGGATTCAGCGAATCCTGAGAACGAAGGTCAAGTCTTCATGTACCAGTACGGTAAGAAGATCTTTGATAAACTCAACGATCTGATGAACCCTCAGTTTGAGGACGAGACTCCAGTAAACCCATTCGACTTCTGGGAAGGTGCAAACTTCCGTCTGAAGATTCGTAAGTTCGAAGGTTACCCAAACTATGACAAGTCAGAGTTTGATGCGCCATCAGCACTATTCGAAGATGATGCAGAAATCGAATCAGCATGGCAAAAGCAACACAAGTTGCAAGACCTTCTGGATCCGTCAAACTTCAAATCATATTCTGAGTTGAAGGAAAAGTTGTACCGTGTCCTCGCATTGGATGACGCTGGCCCAACTGCACCTAGTGCATATGATGATGAAGACGATGGACTGAATCTTGGGGCATCAATGCCTTCATCCGCTCCTACTCCATCACCTACGATGGCGGACGAGATCCCTTTTGATACCGCTCCTAGTTCAATGAATGTTGATGACGATGATGATGATCTTTCAATCTTCAAGGAACTCGCTAAAGGATAAGACGGTATGAGTAGTAAACAAACTTCTGATATTATCGATTTCGATTTTGGATTCAGCTTTATTGATGATGAAATCGAAGAGGTAAAAGAAAAAGCAGCGTCCGCTGAGGGCACTGCTGAAGAACTTGAAACACAACTCAGTAATCTCATGAATGAGAAGATTAGCTTAGAAGCAAGACTGGATAAACTGTTTAACTCAGTTGTTCCCTTCCTTGACAATCTATGTAAATCACCAGAGAAGAGTACAATTTTCTGGCCTGATCGTGTTGACAAGATCGACAACTACAAACAAAAGTTAAAGGCTATCGCTGAAGGAGATTAAGGTGAGTCTATTAGATAAAATGCTCAAATCAGGAGCAGTGAAGACTTCTTCAATTCTTTCTAAGTCAAAGTTTTTCGAGGCGAAGGATCCCATTCAAACGGAACTTCCCATCGTTAACATTGCATTTAGTGGATCATTGAAGGGGGGATTAATCCCCGGCCTAACTGTAGTTGCAGGGCAGTCAAAGTCATTTAAGACTTTGCTGTCTCTGTACTGCATGAAGGCATATCTAGATAAGTACGAAGAAGGCGTGGCATTATTGTACGACTCTGAGTATGGTATTACACCAGAATATCTAGAAAGTTACAACATCGACACCAACCGTGTTATACATATTCCTGTAGAAGATGTTGAACAACTAAAGTTCGACATCACTAAGAGGTTGGACGAAGTAGACAAAGGTGATCGTGTATTCGTCATGATTGACTCTGTTGGTAATCTTGCATCTAAGAAAGAAGTCGAAGACGCTAAGAACGAGAAGGCAGTTGCCGACATGTCTCGTGCGAAAGCGTTGAAGTCTCTCTTCCGCATTATTACACCTAAGTTGACTGCAAAAGACATCCCTTGTCTTGCAATCAACCACGTCTATCAGGAAATCGGAATGTTTCCTAAGGCGATTGTATCTGGTGGAACTGGTATCTATTACTCCGCAAACCAAATCTTTATCATCTCTAAATCGCAAGAGAAGGATGGTACAGATCTCGCAGGGTTTAAGTTTACTATCAACATCGAAAAGTCACGCTTCGTGAAAGAGAAGTCCAAACTTCCATTCACAGTTCTCTATGAGTCAGGTATTCAGAAGTGGTCATCATTATTTGACCTCGCACTGGACGCAGGGTTCATTGCCAAATCTACACAGGGATGGTATAATCTCGTAGATATGGATAGCGGTGAAGTTATCGAACCACGTCGACGTTTGAAAGATATCGAACAAGATGACGCATTCTTTGAGAAATTGGTTGCCAACGATGACTTTAACGTGTATATTGAGCGCAAGTTTAAATTAAACATGGCACAGGCTGAAGATGATAGAAACAACGATACTGACGAACCTGATTCTGAATGAGGAATACTACCGAAAGGTATATCCTTATCTGAAACCAGATTACTTTGAAGACTCAAATCTGCGCAAGGTGTTTGACACCTTCGCAGACTACGTTGAGAAGTACAAAGAGCAACCTTCCTTGGAAGCTCTTAAACTCACACTAGACAAAAGAAAAGACTTCAACGAAGACAGTTACTCACAAGTGATGTCTGTGGTCAATACTTTTGCACGTGATGAGGAAACAGATAACAAGTTCTTGGTTGATGAAACTGAAAAGTTCTGCCAAGACCGTGATCTGTATAATTCTATACGGCAATCAATTCAGATTCTTGAGGGTGAAGGGGGTGGACTCGAAAAGGGTTCCATCCCCAAACTTCTTTCAGACTCTCTTGGGATTAGTTTCGACACCAGTGTTGGACACGACTTCCTAGAAGACTTTGAAGGTAGATATGAATTCTATCACCGTAAAGAAGAACGCATCCCCTTTGATATTGACATCATGAATAAGATTACCAAAGGTGGTCTGCCTCGTAAGTCTATGACTGTACTACTCGCCACGACTGGTGGTGGTAAGTCATTGATCAAATGTCACATGGCTGCGAACCATCTCATGTACGGTAAGAATGTTCTGTACATCACTATGGAGATGGCAGAAGAAGAGATTGGTAGACGTATTGATGCAAACATCATGGACGTGACTATTGATGAGATATCAATCACTCCACGTGATGTGTTCGAGAAACGTATGAACAGGTACAAGTCTAAGACGCCAGGCAAGTTGGTTATTAAAGAATACCCAACTGGTTCTGCACACGTTGGACATATGCGACATCTGTTAAACGAACTTCGTATGAAAAAGAATTTTCAACCAGATATCATATTTGTTGATTACCTCAACATCTGTTCATCTGCACGTGTTCGTGGCGCAGCCGCAGCCAATTCATACACATTGGTGAAATCTATAGCAGAAGAGGTACGTGGTCTTGCGATGGAATTTAATTGTGCTGTGGTTACTTCGTCTCAATTCAATCGTGATGGTTATGGGAATAGTGACGTTGACCTTACTAATACTAGCGAAAGTATGGGGATAACACACACAGCAGACGCAATCTTTGGTCTAGTTACGACAGAAGAACTGGATGATCTTGGTCAGATTATGATCAAACAACTCAAAAATCGTTGGGGAGATCTTGGTTATTACAGAAAGTTCCTTGTAGGGGTTGACAGATCCAAGATGAAGATATATGATTTAGAAGAGAGTGCACAGGACAATATCGGTCAGTCAAGTGACGATAGAGTAAATGGAAACAAGCCTGATGACACTCCTCTATTTGATAAAACTTCTATTGGTACAACTAAGAAGAAGGACATTTTCAGTATGACTGAAGGCCTTCAATAATGATAAATAGGATTACAGAAACATCTAAAACGAGTGAAAAGATGAAATCCTTTAAACAACACCTCACCGAATCTATTAAGGCAGAGGACTTTGAGGCTGCTATTGTAATTGGTTGGCACGAAATCACAGGACAGGAACTGAACCCTAGTGATGCTGGTATATCTGATAAGGTATACCAGTCTCTCGTTGCACAACCAGAATATATCGAAGCAGGCAAAAAGATTGCCACGTCTATCCAGAAACATTTCAAGTTAGGTAATAACGTGAAAGCAGAACAGTACGGACGTGCCAAGTCCAAACTGACTGGTTTTTGGAAAGGATACGGTGCTTCAGATATCACACCAAAGACTGATATCCTAATCGGTGACAAAAGATTGTCTCTAAAGATTGGTATGGCACAGTTGATGTCTGGTGGTAAATCAGAGTCAACTGCAACCTTTTATGCGGCTCTAGAAAAATCACAGATCAATGAATCTGCACAACTGGGTAAGGTAACAAAGATCTTTGACGACTTCGTCACTGCATCACTTGCGCCAGGCAAACTAAGACCTATCATCAAGTCAGGCGAGAATGAACTCGTCAACCGTGGTGAGAAGGCACACAAATTAGTTATGCAAGAACTTGGTACTCTGTTCGAAGAGAACGAGAAGTTCAAGATTGAATTTGCACGTGAAGCAATGTCTGGTTTCATGAAGTACGGTGAGAACGCAAATGCTGCTGCAGAATTCATGGTGGTATCAGATCACGCAGGTTCCTCTACAAAGATTACATCAGTATATGACGATGCGTACTGTAAGAAGATCGCAGATCAGATGAAACTACAAGCACGTTTCAAAACGTCATCACGCAAACTCAAAGGTAAGAAGACAGGCGAGTATAACTTCTGGTCTGTCATTTCTCTTATCGTAGATGCGAAACTAAACGAAGACGTTGACACTCTTGATGAGAACATGTTTAAACGTATTGTTTCTAAAATCAAAGGTAAACTGGGTAACGCACTTAAGAAGGCGAAGTCTTTTGTTAAATCAAAGGCATCAAACGTTCTTAAGTTTTTCGGCGTTGAACCCGATATCAAAGTAAACGACAAGGTAGAATTCTAATGCAAAAGTTCAGTCAGTTTACTAATTTGTTATCAGAAGAAAAAAACCTTCACATGACACATGCAGAGGATGCAGTGATAGATGGTGGAGTGACTGGTACACGCAACGTAATTAATTACCTTCGTGCAATTAGAGATATGTTAGGTGGTAACACCAAAGCGCCTGTAAACCTTTCAGTAAAGTGGGATGGTGCGCCTGCAATCTTTGCAGGGGTTGATCCATCAGATGGTAAATTCTTTATTGCAAAGAAAGGTGTATTTAACAAAAACCCAAAAGTCTATAAGACTGCCCAAGAAATTGATGATGATAGTTCTATTAAAGGTGACCTCAACTCCAAATTTAAAGTAGCACTTTCAGAGTTCTCAAAACTTGGAATTGAAGGAGTGATACAAGGTGATTTCCTCTATACTACGGAAGATCTTTCGACGGATGCTATTGATGGAGAATCGTATGTTACTTTCCATCCTAATACGATTGTTTATGCGATACCAAAGAAAAGCGAACTCGCTAAAAAAATATCAAGATCCAAGATCGGTGTGGTCTGGCATACAGTCTACAGAGGAGAATCTCTTGAGACAATGTCTGCAAGTTTTGGAGAGAAGATTACACCTAATCTCAAAGAAGTAAAATCTGTATGGGCAGTTGATGCCGTATTCGAAGATAAGTCTGGTAGTGTAACCATGACTGCAAAAGAAACTGCGGCGGTGACTAAGAAACTGAGTGCCGCTGGAATGATCTTCAGAACAATCAAAAAAGATATCCTCAATGAGTTAGGAAACAACGAAGAGTTGAACCTACGTGTTAACACGTTCATTAATACTAAAGTTCGTGAAGGACAACGTATTGGTAATCCTAAAACATTCGTTAAGGGACTTGTAAAATATATTCAAGACTACTATCAGAAAGAAGCCGACAAAAAGAAAACTGAAAAAGGTAAGAAGACGCAGACAGATAAGATGTCTAAAGCGTTGACAATGTTCAGTG